GCCCAGCTTCCATCCTCACGGGTGGCGAGTTCTTCTCGTCGCCTGTATGCTGTTGTTGCTCGCATCGAAGTGCTCGTATGACCTATCGAGCATTGCTGATCGTTTTTTGACCCTCTTTCGGGGTTGACGTCAGCATTCTTGGGTTTTAATTACTGTGAGGTCGGTATGAGCCATAACTCGTCCGTTCTTTTTCAGAACCTCCTTGATGATTTCACTGATCATGTCGACTCTGACACTTTATCTCGCCTTCGGGCGGGAGCGGTGGTAGAGCCATGGTCGGGTATCAGTCCCGCAGAGTACGCGTGCATCACGTTAGCTAAAACCTTCTACAAGAAATTTGTAGATGATGTCGCTGACGATGCAGATGCGCGTGCGCTTGAAAAATTCCTTGCAGTAAATGCAAGGTGCGGAGCGTGGACTGACCTATCGAACGTATCCCACGACGAGATACTGATGGGGGAGCTTCGTGCTTCCCTCCATCGGTTCTGGTTTAAGGATGGCGAACCTTTGGTCTCCGACGAAAATCAGATTTGGTCTGAACTTCGCTGTGGACCAGGGGCGAGCCTGAATGCGGTCTCCTATGACTTCTATTCGAAGTTATTCGGAAGTCCGCTGAGCGTTACGAATGATGCTATCTACCGGTCATACCGGGGCTACATTGCTCAAATACCAACGTGGTCAGCTGCGGAATCATTCCGCGCAGGCCACTATGGGTGTTGTAAAGTAGTCGGAGGTAACCGTCTTTCTTTTGTCCCGAAGCAAAGGGATATCTCGCGTATCATATGTGTCGAGCCTACGCTCAATATGAGCGGACAGCTTGGACTCGGTGAGATTCTTTCCAGACGTTTAAGAGAGGTCTATGGAATAGACCTTTCCAAACAACCGGAGAGAAATCGTGAGCTCGCGAGGATCGGGTCACTGCTTGGGGTCTTTTCAACAATTGACCTCAGTAGTGCGTCCGATTCTTTGTCGTTAAAGATGCTTAGGGCTGTAATGCCACCTGATTTTTTATGGTGGCTAGAGCAGTTTAGGTCTCCCACGACGACATTACCTGACGGTAAGCTTGTGGAGCTTGAGATGGTCTCTACAATGGGTAATGGTTATACCTTCCCATTGCAAACTATTTTATTCTCCTGTATCGTTTCAGCTGCAGCTCGGTCCAGGGGCAAGCGCCTCTGGTGGCCCCGATCTGATAGCAGTGGAGCCGTAGGCGTTTTTGGTGACGATCTAGTAATACCAACCCACTTCCACTATTTTCCGAACGGCTCGTGTGAGTCGTACGGTGTGGAGCTGGTTAGGGACGTACTCCGTCTCCTTGAACTACTCGGCTTTGTTGTGAACGCTGAAAAGACCTTCTTAGAGGGTCCTTTTCGGGAATCCTGCGGTGGCGACTACTTTGTCGGCCACTATGTCCGTGGCGTGTATATAAAGACGCTTAGGACTATGGAATCCCGTTTCGTTGCTATAAACCGTCTGAATCATTGGTCAGCAATGACTGGGATTGTGCTTAATCGCACAGTCCGTTTCCTCTTGAAGAGTACCCGGTTTCAACCGGTGCCCTTGTGGGAGAACGATGATGCAGGCGTCAGGGTCCCGCTTAGCTATCTAAAGAGGTATCGTACTTGTCAGCACCTGCAGTCGATTCTCTATCGACGCAGTCTGGTCAAGCCGCGGTATCTCCAGGTTGGCGATGGCGTGATCCTTGGTAAGAGGGGTTTGATTTACAACCCGATGGGGTTGCTTACCTCTTTGCTTAATGGCACAGTCAGG